AAGAAAAAATTACTGTAATTCCAAACTTTGTCCCAACAGGGTGGATGGGGTATTTGTTTGACCCACGAAAAATAGAGCGTGAATTTGAAAATAATAGAAGAAAGCCACGTATTTTATATACAGGCTCCGGAGCCCATTATGATGTAGACAATAAGACTGGTGGTAAAGATGACATGTCTGGAGTACGTGATTTTATTAGAAAAACAGTTGACAAATATCAATGGCTCTTTGTAGGAGCTTTTCCACCACAGCTACAGGATCTCGTTCAACAAAGAAAAATTGAATTCTACCCGTGGCAACCACTTCTTAGATACCCTTACTTTATTGCTAGCTTAGATGCACAGCTTATGGTGGCACCGCTCCAAGATAATGATTTTAATAAAGCTAAATCAGATATTAAATTTATTGAAGCAAGTATACTAGGCATACCTTGCTTATGTCAAGATATGGAAACATATAGTACAGCACCTTCATATCTTCGCTTTAGTACTGTTGAAGAATTTGAGGCTAAGATTGAAAAGATACTCAATTATAAAAAGAAAAATAAGTATTTTCAAAACGTTCATAAACTTAGAGAGTTAGGACAGAAAAGAATTCTAGAAATAGATAGTAATATCGGCTCACATCTTGAAGCTCTCAATACACCATACGGTAGTACAGAAAGAGAATTTCTTAAACAGTGGAATTAGGAACTATACTACTATAATAATAGTAGATGGCATATCGTAATGTTGTATATAACGGCCGTAACCGGTGCGTTAATTTATTTACTTGGGATAAAGACGGTAAACGTGTAATGCACGAATGTTCTTTTGAACCGTATCTCTATCTTGAAAACAACGCTGGTGAAAAAACGTCTATTTATGGTACGAAGGTTAAGAAACGTAAATTTAATACTAGTTATGATCGTTCGCGGTTTGTTAGGGACTCAAATGTTAAAAGAGTTTTTGAAAACATGCCACCAGCTCAACAATTTTTGCTTGATTTGTATTGGGAGCAAAATGAAAAATCTGAGTTTAGTGTAAACCCGTTAAAGACGTGTTTATTAGATATTGAGACATACTCTCCCGACTCGTTTCCAGACCCTGAAAATCCTACACATGTAGTAAACGTTATTACGTGTTACGATAATTTTACTAAAACGTTTCATACGTTTGGTATTAAACCATATAACGGTAAAGGCCATAAGAACTTAAATTACGTTCATTGCAATGATGAGCGAGACATGTTTATTAAGTTTATTGAATATATAGAAAACGATTATCCGGATATTTTAAGTGGTTGGAACTCTGAGTTTTTTGATATACCGTATATTATAAATCGTATTGAACGTATATTAGGAGAAGAGTATGTAAGTCGACTATCACCATTAGGTAGAGTGCATTTTAGAGCTGTTAAAGGTAAGTTTGGTAGAGATTTAAAACGATATTATATTGATGGCGTTGCGTGTCTGGATTATCTTGATGTTTATAGGAGATTTTGCTTAAAGCTTCGTGAATCTTACAAGTTAGATGCAATTGGTGAAATAGAACTAGGTCAGCGAAAAATTGATTACGGTGATACAAATCTTGCTACTCTATCTGATGAAGACTGGGACACCTTTATTGATTACAACATTCAGGACGTTAACCTCTTAGTAAGGTTAGAAGAAAAACTTCAATATTTTCCTTTGTTACGTAAGCTATCTTATGTTGGGTTAACCACTTTAGAGGGCGCAATGGGAACTATTCAAGTTATTAATGGTGCCCTTTGTATTAGAGCGAGACAACGAGGTGAAGTTATTGCTACTTTTTTACGTAATGCTGACCCTGGTAAGAATCCAGGCGCATATGTTGCCGAACCAAAACAAGGTTTTAAAAATCATGTTATATCTTTTGATGCTAATTCACTATACCCGAATGTGATGATATCTCTGAACACGTCTCCGGAAACAAAAGTTGGTAGGGTAGAAACAACCGGTGATAAAATTACTATACATCATGTAACAGGTAGATCGTTTGAATTGGATAGACCCGCTTTTGCAAAATTTATAAAAGACGAACAATGTTCATTATCTAAAGCCGGTTTTCTCTTTACGCAAAAGAAGAAAGGTATTATACCTGAGTTTTTAGAGTACTATTACAATCAACGTGTAAAGATTAAAGAGAATTTATTCAAAGCAAAAACAAAACTTAAAAAACTTAAAAAGAGTTCTAGTGAATATACAGATGTAAAATACGAAGTTGAAAGATTAAACACTTCTCAGATGGTGATTAAGATTCTTATTAACTCTTGTTATGGTTACATGGGTAATAAGAACGCTCCTATTGGTGACGATGATATTGCATCTTCAGTCACGCTTACAGGGCAAGCAGTTATTAAATATTCAAATGAGCTTATCAAGGAATTTATCAAGCAAGAAGTATCTGACATCTCTGATAAAGAACTTGAAGAATGTATTGTATACAATGATACGGATTCGTCATATGTTTCTATTACTCCTCTTGTTAGCAAGGGCCTAAAGTTTATTAATGGGGATGATGTACATCAAGACACTCATAATAAGATTCAAGAAATTGAAGATTACCTAAACAAGGGTGTCTATGAGTGGGCAAAGAAATCTTTATTATCAAAAGATAGTCGATTTGTGTTTAAACGAGAATGTATTGCTGATGTGGGTGTTTTCTTACAGAAGAAAAGATATGTAATGCATATTCTTGATGATGAGGGTATTAAGGAAAATAAATTTAAGTATACTGGTGTTGAAGTTGTCCGAACCACTATGCCGAATGCTATTAAACCGTATGCAAAAAAGATTATTGAAACTATGTTAAGTACACAGTCTTTAACTGAGACTAATAAAGTTCTTAACAAGACATATGACATTTTTAAAGAACTAAGTCCGGAGGATTTAGCATTTGTTATGGGTGTTAAGGGGTATGAAAAGTATGCAGTAGACTGTAATGAGTTTGCAACCGTTAAGAGTATGCCTATACATGTAAAATCTGCATACTTTTATAACTTATTGCTTGAAAAACTAGGAACAGGTAACAAGTATGAAGGTTTAGGATCAGGAGATAAGGTTAGATATATGTATGTAGAAAAACCAAATAAGTATGGACTGGATAGTATTGGTTTTAAGTATAATTACCCTACTGAATTTAAAGATGTATTTAAGGTTGATTATGATAAGATGTTTGAAAAGATCTTATTTCAGGGTATAGAACGTTTTTATGATTGTGTTGGTTGGAAAATTAGAAAACCAGCTGAAAATGTACAGGTTGAATTATTTGACCTGTTTAGTAAATAGACTTATGGCATTACAACCCGGCGGATATACTGATAGACCACAAGACGATAATACAAGAAACGCACACCCAGCCTTTAATAGAGGCAAAGCTCGTGGTATTCTTGAAACTCTAGCTATTGTAAGAAATGTTATTACTGGAGTAGATAATGGTTCCGGATCTATTAACTCAGCGGAAATTGAAAAGATTAGACGCGCAGTTTTTATTTTAAAAGAGGCACTTTCAACGTCCTCTGAAAAGGATGGTTCGAAAGCTCCTTTATCTAAACTTCATAAAGGAGCTCTAGATGAAGCAAAAAAAGTAGCTGATACTTTAACTTTCCAATAAAAATAAGTTGAATAATAAAAAATATAACTAAAATAATAATATGGCAGATAAACCAAAAGATAAATCAGAAGAAAAACCAATTACAACTATCGTTGATCATATTGGCCGGACCGTTGTTGGTCGGCTTGTTAAAGAAACAAAAGATCAACTTACACTTTTTAATCCTGTAATTGTACATGTTCAACCTGACCCACAGTCCGGTCAACTTCAAGTTCAGTCTTTCCCTTATATCTTTATGGAGTTTTTAAAGGAAAAGGAAAAGAATAACTGGACATTTGCTAAATCTGCTATTTGCACTTCAGATGTTGATCTGGATGATCGTATTATTCAGCAGTATGAAAACATTAACAACCCAACACCGCCTATTCAGGGCACTCCGACCCAGGACGATGGAGAAGTCATCAAATTGTTTGATGATGACGAAGAGTAATTTCTTCTAAAATTTAACAATGTGTAATAAATAATTTTACTATGAAACTAACTAAATACACACACAACCCAATCGCAGAAA